GGGTTCGATGAAGTCGTTTATAAAGATGCTGATGTCATCTTTGACTTGTTGGATTGTATTTGAAATGGAGCGGCCGGTTGCCGCACCAGTTTCGAGTATGTTGGTCAGTTGACCAGTAGCAGAATTTATTGTTGAGCGTATGAGTGCGGATATTTCCGCAGGTGTTTTGTTGCCGATAAGTGAGCGCACAGTGCGAGCGAGATCAGCAGCTAGCGATGTAACGGCTTCACCGTGTTTCGCGATTAGTCCACGTGTTTCGGTTAGGCCGGTGTTCGCTTGTATTTGCTTTATCTCTGCTTCTGTTTTGCGCAGGCTTACGGCAGTCATAGCGGCTTGGGATATTCCCTGCGCCAGTAGAGCTTTTGTATTTTCGACGCGAGCTGTTTGTCCAGCAGGAGAAGATGCAGGAGAGCCGAGTGCGAGGATGCGGTTAAGACCGGCAGCGTCGAGATCCTTGGCGGATCGTTAGTAGGCAGTTGATGACATTCTTTCTTGGAATGCCATTTGATCGCGAGCGAGCGCGATATTTTTTGCGTTAGCGGCCGCTTGGCCTTTTGAGCCGATGATCCCGCCGAGCAGATTTGCGCCGGCGCCGATGACTCCGGCAGCTGCGAGGGATAACGGCATTTTTTTTCCTTGTGAGAGGCCCCCTGGTCGACGTTCGCCGGGGGGCCGGTAGGTTGCTATGGGTTAGAAATGGTCGATTAGACCCGGCGTTGCGTAAAGCGGCAACGGACGCGCTGCTCGAATTTTGAAATAGACATCGAGTAGCAGGTCAGGTTCGTCGGGCACAGCCACGACCCGGTCAATCGGCGGATTATCTTCGATGAAATCCTGATTTAGCGCAGGAAGCGCGTTGAAGTCTTGGGCAAGATGCCAGACATCGAGGGAGGAAGGAGCATCCGAGCGGAACAACGAGGTGATTTGCGACTGTTTGAATCGGTACTCATCGTACCTTGGAATATAACCGAAAGTTTCGTCATCAACGGACGTACCGCTGATGAACACTTCGGAATTTTTGATGGCCTGCTCCCCCAAATGGGAGAGTGCCGGCCAATAGAAGTCGTATCTCGTTTGGCGGGACCAGTAGCGCTCGAGATTTTGCTGATAGGTGAGGTCGGCTCGTACGTTGACGATGCCGATTACATGGCCATGCTCCGTGAACGAAGCTGTAAAGCCATGATTGGATGCGGAAACAGTGCCGTAAGCGGCCAAGTTTCCTTGGAAGGTGCCAGACCCCGGAGTTATTTCGTCGGTGGTCTGAGCTACGGGAGTGATGTTGATGTTAGACGATCCGCCCCCTAGGAAAAGGGGACGCTGATGGACCAGCAGTTGCGGATCGGTTACCTGAAAATGTGAGCGAAGAATTTCAGGGTAACGAGTGCCTCCGCGCGCGTCGCGTTCCAGAAGTTTTTGAATCTGGAATGATTCGCGGAGTGTGTTGATGGAGATTGAAGTTGCGCCGGTAAGATCGGCGAATATTTCAGGAATGAGAGGCGGTGTGGTTTGGTCAACTTTTGCGTACAACGCAGAGCTACCAAGCTCGTTGACCGATATGGATTGGTCGTAGATCACTTGTGCACCGCCAGTTTCGGACACGAGTGGCGACTGAACGTCGCCTGCTTGAATGATGTCGATGCCGAGGCCGACGATTGGAGCGGTATCGCCCAGAGGGACGATAACCTCGTCGCCTTTTTGCGGCCACGGAAGGGCCGATGTTAGATAGTCCCGACGCTTACGACGTCGGTAAACAGGATAGTTTGCGATTAAATCTGGGCCATCGTCTTTGACTTTGATGCCCCCTGAGATCAGGTTTTCGTCCCGAAACCAGAAATCGTATATGAGCGCGTATGCGCGGAATGGGAGAGCCGAGATATTTATATCGTCGGGAGTTGTGCCGTTTGGAATGCCGAGGTAATCGGGCAGCTGGCCACTATTGGTCGGCGTCCCGCCGGACATGATTGGGATTGTGAAGTCGATAGAATCGGCGGGGTCGTCTTGCTCCCCGTTGAACTTCACCCAGTTCGTCCAGATTTGACGGTACGGCACGAAGAAGAAAAAAGTTTCTAGGTACAGGTTGTCAAGAATGGGTTTTATTGGAGTTGCGAGCCTCCCGAAAAGGGAGGCTCTGCAGTTGATGGTGTCGCCGGGTAGTATTTCTAAAGAAAGGATCGGAACGAGTCTGCCGGCGTCGAGGGTGGTCTTAAGACCATGTGAGAGATCGAAAGATGATCGTGGAATATCAGCTCGTTTGGTTTGGCTGAATTGGTGTGTTGGGCGGGCCATCTGAGTTTGCTCCGGAGGGGGTGAGTTTCATTGCTTCGACGTACTCTACCCCATTTCCGAGAGATTTTTTGTCAGCAGCGACCATTTCCGCGGAATGATCGTCGAAATGGCCGAGCTGAAAGAGTGTGTAGTCTTGAGGATGCTTTGCGAATTGATGGCCGTCGCCGTTAATACAATCGGCGAACGCGCGTGTAGCGAGGCCGATTGTTGGAACGAAGAAGGGAGGGAGGAATACTTCAGCTTTTTCGTCGTAGATTGTGAACAGTAAATGATTCATTAGATTTTGTCCCTTTGGAAACGATCTTGAATGAGCAAGGCCTTACAGTGCTGCCTTGCGAGTAAACGTTCTGGAGTGTTGTCGGGATTGGTGCGAGCTTTTTCAACCCGTATTTTTTGTAATTGTTCGAATAAAGACGGATCGTCTTTTCTAAGTAGGTTTCGGTAATAACCCGGAACGGCCGTTTGCCGGCCGTCGGGTAGAACACAATAGTCATGTGGGAAGCAGTCGCTTCGATTTTGTTCATACCATTTTTTTCCTATGCCGGGTTTCAGGGACATTGCTGTGTATTCGTTATGTCGTGATGTCATTTCCCCGGTATCCGGGTCGATGATCACGTATCGGTTGAACACTTCGTTTGGTTCACCCGTTTGTTTTTTGAGGATGTAGCGCGCGACGTAGCCCGCGCTTTTGAAGGTGACTGCTGAGATTTCGCAAGAGCCGAGTTTCCAGTTTCGGTCTAGTTCCTTGGATTTGTAGTAGCGCAATCCGTCCCGGATCGCGCAGAGAGTTTTATCAGCGAATGTGTAATTGAATAGAATAGCGTGATAGTGCGGACGGTTAGTTTTATCTCCGTATTCGCCGCACATGTAGTAACGGATTTTTTGGCCAGAATTAGTTCTGAGCCGTTTGATGAATTTTTGAAAGTCTGCCTTTTTGAGATTGCCATTTTCGGGCAAGTATTCGGGAGCGTAAGTACAAGTGATGAAAGAGTTATCGAGGCCGTTGTTATTTAGCGATGCTTCATGGGAGCACCGCAAGGCCCACTCTTTTGCTTTTTCGAGTCTGCAGCCGAGGCATCGTCCGCAGGGTAGATTAATTTCGATTCCAAATGATTTGGATCGGTCGAAGCTGATTGTGCCACCGGTTGCGTGATACGCGGTAAGCGGTAAGTAGCATGGCATTCGATTGTTCCCGAGCAGCCTTGGAGGGCGATGAACCCGCCCACCAGGGCGGCGTGGATTTTAGAGTGCGATGCCACCACGGGGAACAGTGCCTACAGAATTTTTGCGATGCATTCGGTTGGCTGTTTTTTTGAAGAGCTTTTTGGAGCGTTTTCGGGAGAGCTTTTTTCGACGATAAGGCATGACATTCCTTGGTGTGGTTGAGTTTGGAGGAAGCTGTCACCTAGGACAGTACAGGACAAGCTAGGTACTGTCCATTTCGGCGGGTTTTGGCTCCGTGGGAGGCTCCGCCGGCGGCTGAGAAGCCGCAGGATCGACGATCGGTGTTTCGTCGATAGTAGGGGTAGGGTCGATTACGAGCGAATCGAGCCATAGAGCAGGATCGTTATTGAACGATCCGCGTTTTTCGGATGGTAATTCCGCGAAAGCGGATTTTACTTCGGCCGTTTGCCGGAGTGCTTCTTCGAAGGTTACGGAAGAAGCGAAACCGAATTTTTGTTTTGGTATTCGATCCGCGTAGGGATCGATTCCGGTTACCCGGAAATGGTTGACGATATTATTAACGTCAACTTGTGCAGTGAAATGTTGTTGAGTCAGCGATGGTCCGCTGAAGTCTTGAGAGAATGGCCGGCGTTTAGAAACCGCCTCCGCTTCCGCGTTTGAGCCATTCGGCAAAGCTGATGTCTTTGCCTTTTGTTGCTTTGAGGTATTTTTCATAGTTTGATTTCCTTGACGGAATTTTTGGATTACGCGGCTGCATTCCTGCAGCTTCGCGTGTGACATCGGGTTCGATGAAGTCGTTTATAAAGATGCTGATGTCATCTTTGACTTGTTGGATTGTATTTGAAATGGAGCGGCCGGTTGCCGCACCAGTTTCGAGTATGTTGGTCAGTTGACCAGTAGCAGAATTTATTGTTGAGCGTATGAG